CTAATACATATGGAACATTGCCTAGATGTTCAGTAACTTTGATTTCGTTAAGATCTCCCATTGGATCGATGACGTCTTTATACTTACGCTCGTCGTCTTCCCATCCAGTTTCAATTAGATATTGCTCAGCCGCATGGCCATACAGGCATGCTTCATATATTTCATTTAATGTTCTACCACGAGAAGTCGATGGTTTACTATGAATTTGTTTTGCTTCGCTCATAGCTCTTTCACGCCATTCAGACTTATTTCTGATATCATCGATGCTAAAAGACATATCCATATTAAAAATATCATAGGTTTTTGTAGACGTATTCGAGAGCACGGTCGGCCTCCTTATCAAGTGGACGATTCTTGTACCAATTACCAGTATCAGTATCAAACTGTCGGCATAATTGAGAGATCTCATCAGCAGTAATAGCATATTTTTTATTAACAGCATTACCAGCAACTGCCACCATGATTTGATACATTTTATGATACCAACCCGTCTTTGAGATTGTTTGGTATTCTACTGCAAGTTGCTTTGGCCAGAATGGGCAATCTTGGTATGAAGACCAATTATAGTCTGCATCAAGCTTATTCTTACGATACTCAAGTATTTGCTCTTGCATTGCTTCTGGAAGCCGATCAAAGAAATTATTTAAATTAGATTTCTGCGGCATTGGATGCTTGAAAATTAATTCATCTGGGTCAAGTGATAAGCCATCATGACTAAAAATAAAATTGAAAGCGTTAGCGTATTTTCCAGGGATGTAATACATCCGAGACAAATCTTTAGTTTGCCGGTCGGCGACGTCTCCGAGTTCAGTCTGGAGCGCATACCAGAAATTTCTGATGTTCTCTCTTGGAACAGCTCTCGTAAGTGGGAAGACAAGACGAAACTTTGGACTAGCCTCCGTGCTGCTAGCAGTGCTATAACAAATGAACTTCCAATCAGGAAATTTTCGTATGAGATCATCTTTTAGTTCTCCTTTAAATTCATAATCATCAATATCAACGCAGCACCAACCAGCCCACTCGATAACATTATCATTTGCACGAGTAGTGTTTTCCTTATATGTAGCAGGTGACATGAGTTCTGCATCTTTTTTACTTTGTCTTGTTTTTTTTGACAGCTCATATAAGACTCGCTCGAACGCATCGAAATCAGAAAGATCGATGCGCTTATCTGTTTTATTATCAAATATGCTGTTAAACAGCGTTAGTGATATATCCGGTGTTGTCATTATGTTCAGGTGCTTTCCATCCTTCGGGTTTCACTAGATCAGGAAGGCCAAGAGGATTAGGGCGTGATTCTTTTACGCCAACTTCTTTAGCCATATTTGCTTCATGCACGCGAGTCCATGCTTCATTTGCATCTACACCAAATGCATCCATAGTACCAATTGCAATCACACAAAGATCGATAAGACCATCGACAATTTCGCTCGGATCCTTATCAAAAGCAGCAGCAGTTTTAGTTTCAGTCAATTCTTCTTCTAGGAATTTAATTCGAAAATGAAGAAACTTTTGCATTAGTTCTTTATTATCTTTATTTGATTCTACCCAATCGTGCACACCATATTTAGCATGCATATCATTAATATCTTTTACCCAATTTGTCATAGTATTATTATACTCCATTTGACACGATTTGTACACTACTTTTTTTACTACTCACTTATAATTTCTCGCAGATGCTTAAATGTTTCGGTCCAATCCTTTACATGATAAACTTTTCCATGAGGCCAAAGTTTAAGAGATTCGGCGATGTCGTAGTCATTACCTCCTTTGCTACACTTATCTCCGAAGAAATATATTACATCTTCTTCATTAAAATCTGTAAGTATTTGTGATTTGCCGGCACCGATTGGCATAATGTCAATTCCTGTTTCACCAGCAATTTGAGCAAGTACTCCATGCTTTGTGTATATTTTATTGAATCGGTTAGAGATAATTTCTCGATCAGATGTTTTTTCATCATACTGAACATACTTCTGGCGCTGCTCTTTATCAGCATTTCTACCAACAACACTGAAGTTTACAAGTCCGGGTCTGTGCTCGATATGGTTTCCAGTTTTTTCTGAGTACGGGTGTCTTTCGAGCGTGCCTTCTAAAAATTTTTCCATATTTGAAGGAAGTGTCCATTCTGATTTATATACTTCAACACCCTTTAGATGTACGCTGTTACCCGAACAATTATAACAAATCTGAGTTGACATAAGAGCAGATCCCATTTGCTCGAATGTCTTTTCATAATTAGATCCAGTGACAACATAAAAATATTCTTTCTTACCCTGATCAATAAACCATTTCTTGAATTCGGGATCCATCTTATCTCGGCTAGGAGTAAGTGTTCCATCTACGTCAAATATAAAGTGTCTCATGCAAAAAACTCGTCTAATGTTGCGACTGGCTCCGGAGTCCAGCCGATTGCGTCAAGTATTAATTTAAGTGGTTCAACAAATGTCTTGTCGAACTGTTTGTCATAGTCAATATAATTATATAGTTTAAACTCTTCGGGTAGTATATCTGGAAAAGCAATAACATTTTCATGCATTGGATTCGGCATTTTCATGTATGTAAAAAATATTCTATTTCCGTTCGATACAAGCTCATACCGCTTTTGCAGTTTACTATCTTTGATGAGCTTGTTGTAGAGTAGAGAACCACGGACGTGAATCGGTGTTCCCTTCTTGTATATAGACTTTCTGTCTGACCAGTCAGTAATATTTGAGACTGATCGCGGAAACGCTACTTTCTCTGCTGGTAAAGATCTGAATGCTGACTTGAAGTTTGTGATATAAGCCTGAGCATCTTCTTCGGTGCCCGATATGAGAATCTTAAAGATTTCTTTGAACTTATCACGACATACTTCTGGAGTTGAACTCTTAATTGCTTCAATCCCCATGATCTTGAGTTTTGGCTCAGCATATTGTACACCTTCACTGTTGTGCACATTTAAGATATAGCGCTTCTTTGCAGTCCATATACCACGGTCAGCAATAACCTCGCGACCCATTTCCATGCGAGGCTTATGGCAATTCATATTATCAAAGAGTTTACTGTAAGATTGCTCAATCTTTGGCTCAAAATGTTCTTTACAGATCTTATCAAGAAACGCAACGGGATTTTTAGGATTAAGTTGCTTAACCATAGGGCCAAAGTTAACATAAAGAGAATCCGTATCGATTGCGATTACGTAATCAACATCTTTTGTTTTCATTACATCATTCATGGTATTATTCATTGTTCTTTCTGCCCACTGAATAGCGAGCTGGCCAGACAATGTAACACCTTCGGCGAGTCTTAGATCAAAGTATTTGAAGTATTGATTGCCTAGGGCGCCATAAAGAGAATTCATCAGGATCTTAATAGCCATTTGCTGATTATTGAGAGTGTTGATTTCTTTTTCAAGTTGATTTGTTTTTTCTTTTTGATAAGAACTTTCTGCAGCAAGCATCATCTTTTTAATTGAACGACGATCATCATAATAGTCTTCAATAATCCGTGGAATGACACCATCAATATCTTTACGATATGTACTACCGTTTGCTGCAACAGTATAAGGTGCTTCAACTGGTGGAGATGCGAGATAATATTCAACACCAGATGTTTCAGATTGAGATACCAAAGTTTCTGGTGACATATTCCACTGAACAATAATATTTGGATAGAGTGAATTCAAATCAAATGACACTACCCAATCATGTGCACCGACGTGTGGCTCTTTTACATAACCACCCGCAAACTTAGACTTTGGAGAATCTGGCCTTTCGACAAATGACACTGTCTTTTCTTGAAGAAGTTTACGATATATAATCGATTCCCATATTGCTGTAACACCAAATGTATCTTGGTAATTGACACCACCTTTATATGCCATCGTCATAGCAAGAGTAATCAGACCCATCTTGTCTTCAATTCGTTCAATGAGTTCCACGTCTTTCATGTTATAGTCAATATAACGTTGATAGTCATCTTTATATAGATTTTTAAGAGAGCCAGACTCTTCGAAAGATAACTTCTTATCACCAAGAACTACATATGCAATATGATTAAGTTTATATGATTCTTGTGGACCATACGAATAACCAAACTTTTGAAAAAGCTCGAGATAGTCAAGCTGTTCAATACCCTTAATATCGTACGCAACTTCTTCGCGACCACGTCTTGTAATATTACGATGGTCGACCATACCCCAAGGAGAGAACCGTTTGATGTGTTCTACACCAAGAATCTTAGCTGTACGATTGACAAGATATGGAACATCAAAGAACCGAATATTCCAACCCGTAATTACATCTGGACAATGCGATTCGTCTGCCCAGAATGTGAGAAATTTCTCGAGTAGACTTGCTTCATCGCGACAACGATAAAAACGCACAGGTTGAACAAGAGACTTTTCGGTATCAAAGTCACCGTAACCCCATACGTGATATAGCTGTGATTTACTTGATTTATAAGTGATCGACAGAATACGCTGAGAAGCTTCTGACGGATGCGGAAATCCATCTTCATATTCTGTTTCGATGTCAAATGTGCCTACATCGATAAACTCACGCTTAAACTCGATATCGCGAGGAAAGCGCTGAGTAATGTATTGTTGGATATAATTTTTGTTTCCGTAGATGTGCCTACCAGAAACATCGCGATTCATTTCAAGCCATTGCTTTGCTTCGCGCATATTATCCATCTCGATTGGTGCAATGTTAGTACCATCGAGAGATTTCCATCCAGTTTCTTTTTGCGCTTGTGTATAGAACACTGGCTTAAACTGAGTTTCTCGTTTATATATTTTTTTACCATGGGCATTGTATCCACGGTATAGAATTGAGTTGCCATAACGAGCAACTGAAGTATAAAAAGACATTCCACCTCCAAATAACAAATATTATTATACCATAGTTTTAGAGGAATGTAAACAACTAAATAGCAAAAGACTCCCCACAACCGCACGAAGCTGTCGCGTTTGGATTTATTACTTTCAAATAAGATCCACCTAGTTCTGTTACATAATCTATAGTGCAACCAGCAATAAACATTTCTGCCATGTCATCAATACACAGTATATCATCTATTGTCGCACCTAAACCTTTCATCTCAGAAAGATTCCATTCATATTGAAATCCAGAGCATCCTCCACCTTTTACCGATAGCATAACATACTTATTGTTATTATCGACAACAAGTTTTTTCATATATTCGCGAGCAGAATCTGTTAAAGTAACGAGCAATTAACTAGTAGCTCCTCTCATAGCCCGACTGAGAGTACGCATTTTTCTACATTTAGGATACCAATCCATGGATTCCATTGCAGTAGCGGCAGCATCCCAATCACGCAAGTCGAGTGCCTCGTTCATCTCAGTGAATTCTGAAAGAGTTTCTGGGCCCATTCGAAACATCATTACCGCGAGAACATGTTTTACATCGCTTGGCCATGACGGATAATTTTCATAAACAGTTTCGCAATCAGTTTCTGCTTTGCGTAAATCTTCATAGAAGAGATCTAATGAATCTATAGGACTGCTAAAATCTCTTATACTAGTACCGACAGATTCTCCATAGAATGAATCATCGGGCGTAATTAGATGGCCTACTCCGACTACACGATACCCCAATTTATCGATGTTGATAGTATCGTTAGACTTTACCATTGCTGCTAATGCGTCTCTTAAATATACAAAATCTAAAGGCTGCGTATTTGATCCGTCATCTTCTAAAACTTCTACAACTGTTGTCATGTGTTTTCTCTCTTTATACTGGTATTTCTGAAATAGCGATTGCGCGCATTCTTTCTACAAGACGTTCTGCTCTGTTAGGAACCTGCGTATACCATAATGAATCAACCATCTCATCAGCTGCAGCGAGCCAATCTGAAGCTTCTACTCC